CGCTGGTTCAAGACCGCGATGTTGTGCTCAATCGCGCTCATGATCTTGCCGGCGACAATTGGACGGTCCACCGCATAAACAATCCCGACATACGGCTTGGACCGATCAACTGCGGCCGCGTCCGTCCATCCGTACACGACGTTTTGACGGATGATCGTCTCCACATCGAGAATCGAAAGGTTCCGGAGCTCAACTTGCTCCCCCGGACGAATGGTCTGACGACGCGCGCTGGGCGTCTCCGGAAGTCGATAAACGATTTCCTGAATGAGCTTTGTCGCGTTTGCGACGAAGAGACTTGTCATAGGCTACTACCTCCCTGAAAGAGACACGGCCGGAGGACGATCCTCCGGCCGTCCTTTCCTTATGAATACGGCATGCTGATGATGGTAACGGCTTCACCGCGAACGCCCCAACCCGAAGTCGCGCGCAGTTCAGAGACGATGTCGATGGCGCCACCGGGAATCGGAGTCGGGATTTCCCGAGGAGCAACCATATCGCAGAGCTGGAGCGTACACGCCTCCAGACCCGGCGCGAGCTTGGCGAACTCGTTCGTGTTGATCGTTCCGCCGTTCGGCTTCGAAACCTTTGGCATCACGATGATCACGGCGTCGGTATTTCCGCCTGCGCCCTTGTTGATCAGCGTGTCGTCGTAGCACCACGCGATCTTATCGCCGTTGGACATCAAGATGTCCTTGAACATTCCGGCCGTCGAGGCGGTGCCGGCTCCGGTACGCTGGTACTGCGTCAGCTGGACAACGTTGTATTCGAGCGAGCCCAACGTCCGCTGCGGACCGAGGATGGTGAACTCCTTGCCGATGCCAAGCTGGTTCGTTCGCGATTTCAGCGACTGAATCTGCTGGGCAAGATAGAGGGCCATCTGACCATTGTCGTAGGTCAGAACAGTCGTCTGTCCGTTCGTATCGGGTGGGAGCGTTGTCGCCGTTGCTCCGGTCGTATTCAGCAAGCCTTCGCCGTTCCCCGGATTCATACCGTCGAGGAGCATTGTACGAAGGAGCTGGAAGTGACCCTGACGCATGCCCAAGCGCTGAGCTTCGACGATGGACACGCCGCGACGGCTCATTGCCGCCGTGTCGTGATGATCGTATTCGGCTCGAACGCGGAGCAGGTAGGACGGCGCGCTGATCTGCGAAAGGACCGGCGTGACAGATGGGAGTTCGTTGTAAGCGGACTGCCCAGACGCCATGCGGGTACGCAGGTCGATGCGGTTGATGTATGCGACGAGATCGCCTTCGGAAAGACGAACCATCGGTTGACCTCCGGGTAGGAGATCAAAGGCGCCAGAGGCTTGGCTGTACGGCAGCAGCAACTCCGGCATCGTGAACGAGGGATTGAGGGTGATATATGCCGGGGCAATATTTGCCATGGGCTTTTCTCCTGATCAGATTTGGATGACGGCGCAGCTACCGGAACGATTCCAGGTAGCAAAGCCGGTCGTGGAGTCGTAGCTCACCGTCATACAGTCACCGACCGAGACGCGGAGAACCTTACACGGCAACGCGCCGCCACCGGCCACGACGATACCACCGGACGCGTAGGTGCCCGGAGATGCCGCGCGAGTCTGCGTGACAACAATCGTCGTCGCGTTGATCGAGACGACCGTGAACGAGCCATTGTAGCCGTCCGTGGTCGCGCCGGTCGAAACGACGCCGGAGATTTGGATGTCGTCGCCGGCATCGATGTAGGACGTCAAATCGGTTCCGACCGTGAACGTGGTCTGACCGCCCGAGGTGCTCGCCCAAACGGCGTTGGTGACCGTCGCCTGCGGGTAGGTCGCAGAGTACGGGATCAGACGCTGATTGGTGAAGTCCCACGAGACGAGCTGCGTGATCAATCCACCGTCGAGAGAGACGAGGGACGGGTCACACGCCACCGCGATCCGCGCGAGCGAGCCGAGTGGATAGAGGTTGAGCGTGGCGCCAGAGCCGACGAGCGGAACGGGAGACTGCGGGGACTGAACCGCCGAATAGTTCTGATCGAAGACCGAGAAGCCGGTGAGCTGTCCAGCCGCCTGCGCCGTGAGCGTCGAAGCGCGGATGATCTTGCCGCCAAGCGTCGCGTTGGGAGGAAGCGGAGAGCCGGTGTTGGCGAGTGGAACGTTCTCCGAAATGCCGACGCCACCCCACATGGGAATGGTTTCGGTGGAGGCGAGATAGCCGCCGCGCATACGGTAACGCGTTGCCGGATCGTCGAACGCCGTTCCCTGAACCAGACCGTTCGCGGAAATATTGAACGATCCGGTTGCATTGTTCTGGATGAACGGGTTGAAGGTAGGTTGTGCAGTCATGTGCCTTGATCCTTACTGAGAGTTGCGGTGCTGGTCGGTCACGATCTTCGTGACGTACTGAGCCGGCATCGCGAAGTCTCGAACGAACGAACCGTTGCCGACGAACTCCGTGACATTGCGCCCGGTCTCGTGATCCGAACGAACGACCGCTCGCAGCTGACCTTCCGGAAGATCGTCCGGAGTGTATGCGGCGTTACGGGCGTGATTGTAGATGTCGCGCTCAATGACTTCGAACGCGGCCGAAACGACGGCCACAACATCGAGGTTCGTCTCTTTCCACGTGGGCGAATACGCCTGAAGCTGACGCGTCAGTCGCTTACGATACGCCACGAGGTCCTCGCCCATGAGCGGACGGGAAGCGGCTTTGCCGAAGAGACGGAACACATCATCGGCTCGCGCCTGAGCGTCCGCAAATGCGGCGTGGTCCGCGTCGGAGATCGCGCGAGGCATCTTCTTCGCGAGCTCATCGACCTGCGCACGGATCGCAGCAATGTCGGCCGAATCGGCGCGATCCGCCTTCTTCTCGTCCTTGTCGTCTTCGTCCGCGTCCTTGCGCTTCTTCTTGTCGGCCGCGACTTCCTTGGGCTCGTCGTCCTCGTCTTCGGCGTCGTCCTTCGCCTTCGCCTTTTCCTTCTCGTCGTCATCGCCATCGCGACGGCTCGGAGGATCATCGCCCTTCGGTCCCTTGAAGGATGCTCCGCGCTTCGCCGCTTCTTTGAGCTCCTCCTTCTCAGAAGGCTCGTCCTTACGCTTCACAGCGTCTTCGCGAGCCTTTTCCTTCTCCTCGAATGCGTCCATGCGAGCGGACATCGCGTCGCACTTCGACATGATCGAGTCCTGCATTGACAGGAGTTTGTCGAGCTTCTGACCGGCTTCCGCATCCGCCTTCGCGCGTGCTTCGTCCGCAGCCGTCTTCTCGTCCTTGTCCTTCTCGTCTGCCATTTCTGAATCGGTCCTTTCAACCGTAAGTGAATCAACGAGCACACCGCTCGGTTTGCCGCCTTTGTCCCAAACGCCGAGATCACAGACAGCAATATGATCCAGCAAGCTAGGCTCTCCTTCGATGAGGAGCTTTGAACCGTCTTCGCGTTTGAAGACCACGTTCGCATTCAAGTCTCTCCACGTGACTGCCGGAGAGGTAGACAGCTGACGCTCGTTCATTATCTGGATGGACGGGACGTCATAGATTTTTGCGATGCCCCAAACCTCGTCTCCCTTGATATAGGGGAGGAGGATGGTTCCAATGATACGGTCGGAGAACTCCTGACTGTTCAGGAGCGCGGACTTGGGATGCTCGAAGATAACCGCGAGACCGTTACAGCGCTGGAGAAACTCGTCGTTGAGATACATCGACGGATCGCGCCACACGTATTCCTTGATGCCGCTTCGGTAGGCAGCTCCGGTCCCAGTGATCCGGATCGCGAACAGCGACATATTGGAATACGTTTGAGGCGACGTCAGCAGACCTTCGGACATCGCTCGCGCGACATCGAGCTCATTCATCGAGAAGCGGCGCAGCGCGATCTCGCAACCGGGATGAAGCGGCTGCGGAGGCTCCGTGATGGGAGCCCAAGCAAAGCCTACGTGCTCGCCATCCAGCTTCGGTTCGAACGTTGTCTCGATGCGTTGAGCGAAGGTCGTGAAGTCAGTGCTGGTGGCTCCGGCCGTCGCAGGGGGGTTGGCGACAGCCGGAGCCGGTCCCACGACGCCCTCGGGTGGAGGCGACAAGGGATTTGGATTGCTGATCGAACGCGTGTGTAAAACGCGATCTCCCTTCGGCAGAAACCCAATCTCTTCTTTGGTCTCCCGAATTGCCGTCTGCTCGGGCGTCTCGTCGTCTTCGGTATGTCCTCCGGGGAAGCACCAATAGCCGGGATAGTCTCCGCCCGGTCCGCGCTTGAGGAACAGCGCCTGATTATCTTTGGTGATGAAGAGGATGCCGGCTGCGAGTGTCAAATTTCCATCTCACGCTTCTGAAGATCGCGAAGATGACCGGGTGAAGCTTTCTTCCGTTGGGCAAGATAATCTTCAACGCTCATGTTCGCTTTCCGCGCGGCTTCCTCTACGGGTCCGTCAGAGCGTTTCTCCTCTCCCTTTCGGATTTCAGCCTGTGACTTAACCGTCGATGGAGCTGGATAGAGATGCTTGTAAGACGGAGATTGGACCTTGTCTCCCGGCTCTACTTTCGGACTCAACGCGGCATCCGCCCGTATCGACTTCGCCAGTGCGGCGTCGAGCTTGGCGTTGGTCGTTTGGGCGTCAAGGCGCTTCCCGTTCTCGAAGCTCGCTCGCGTCTGTTCGTAGTCGTACCAGTCACTAAGCGTGAAGACACCGGGATAGGTCTCGTTCACGTGTTGAACGTAACCTTTCTTGCTCTCCTCCTGCGCACGCTTCTTCATCGTTTCGAGCTTGCCGGCGAGAGCGTCTGCCTTCACGCTATCGTCGCCATCAACCCCGCTGATCGTCCCCTTGTTGCGCGAGGCGTAGAAGACCTCTTCACCCTTCTTCTCGCCGTACTCCTTCTCCATCGCACCGCGAATCTCTTCGCCCTTCGCCGTCAGAGGCATGTCACCACACCCCAAATAGGAAAGCCGCGCCAATACAAGCGCAACAAAGCATACCGATGACCCAGCTGAGGAGCGAGAACGCGAAGACCTCGAACGGCGTCAGCGGCTGCGACGCATCGTCATAGAGCATTGAGTTTCTCCCTCGCCTCAGCCAAAGCCTTCTCGCCTTTCTTCGTCAGCATCTCGCTCGGGACCTTTCCGAGAGCGTACACATAGCGATAGCGACAGCGACAAAACGGAAGCTCGGCAGGCTGTTCGATTTGATCCGTGTACCCATTCCGACCGGGCTTGACGAGACCTTGGGTATGAGCCCAAGAGTTTCGGATGAGGAAGACGAACGTGTCCCGCGCTACGTGTTCCGGTCGTCCATCGTATCCGCGCTGGTGGACGTGTTCCCATATCGCTGCGATCGCACCGCCATCCGTCGCGAGAATATCGTTCAGCGAGGAGACGAGCTTGTGGCCTTGGTCGATAAGAACGCGGCGCTCCTCGAAGGGCAGGGAGACGAGCGCCTTGCGGATGTTCTGCTTCGCTTCCTGCTTCTTCCCCGGAGCGGCTCCACCCTTCGGTATCGACGTTGACCAACCGGCGAACCGTTGGAGCGTCTTCTCGATGGCCTGCTTCCGGTTCAGCTTGATCAGGTTCGCCGCAGCCATGATGCGTCGGTCTAGCTCCGCGCGCAATTGGGGACGAACCTTGTCCAGCGTAAAGCGTCCGACGCCCTCATGGAACTTCGCGATCTCGCCGCGCTCTACCAGAGAGCGATACTTCGAGACCAGCAAGTCCCGAAGACCCTGCTCCATCTGGTATTGGGAGAGCATCGAGGCTTCAGCCGCCTCCTTGAGGCGCTGTTGCCAGTACGCGATCCGCTCCGCCGAGTCGAAGCCGTTCTCCGTGATGTCGTTCACCATAGCGGTGATGACGTCGAAGTAGGTTTCGCGTTTGGGCACTACGGCTTCTCTCGATTTCCGAGGACCAGGCCGGTAACGAGACCGATGAAGGCTCCGACAATCGTGTCGTAGGAGTGACCGAGGATCGCGAAGATTTTGTCGTTGTCGACCTTGGGGTCAAACAGTCCTTGGAGAAGGACCGCGTTGTTCATGATGATGACGATAGCAAATGACCCTACGATGATCAGAAGCAGCCAGCCTACCGTCTTTGTGTCGATCATCTCCGCTCCTTGAACTCAATCTCCATCCGCTTCGCTGCGGCGAGGAACGCATCAAGGTACAAATCGAGGAGCGCATGAAGGTTCTCGCGCTCCTCCTCAGCCCGTTCGAAGTCATGACGCTGCGCGTTCCCTTGGAACACTTGCATCGTGTAGCCGTAACGGACCTGCGCCTCGTTCGCGGCTCCGAGTGACTTCGCCATATCGTCTTGAAGCCTGCTCATTGCTTCTTTCGAGCAAGGTCCCGGATTGGTAGACGCGCGACGGAGCGCGAGAGCTCATCAAGCGCAGCCTTAAGCTCGGGACGCCTACGAGCGGAGTCAGCTGCGGCGAAGGGCTTCCCCGGCTTCTCCTCACCAAGCGGATTCGGAGGCTCGTAGCTCTCGATGTCATCCCAATCGAGTTCGAGCGGTGCTTGGAAGAGGAGTTTGTTCTCGTTGATGTTGTCGGCAGCCCAACGGTAGAGGAGTGCCTTGTTGCGAGGCGAAAGCTCCGGCTGGAGGACCTCGACCATGGCGATGACCGCCTTCAACTTGACGTCATCGACCTTGATCTGCTCGCTCTCCGGCTCGATGAGGAGCGACGGCCACAGCGCTGAGAAAGAGTTCTTCCAGCGATACAGCGCCTCGGTGTATCCCATCTCCCCGTAGATGTCCGGGAAGTCGTTCTGGATCGTCTTGTAAAACTCTGGGTTCCAAGCGCGATGCTGAACGATGCCGTCAAAGAAGACGTAGAGCGGACGCATCTGGACGCGGATACGGTCGATGTAGCGCGCAACGTGCTTCGCGTCCTCGGTGCCTTCACCAAAGCCCTCCGCGAACGTCTCCGCGTTGAGGAGCTTGGCGGGCATATCGGCGGACGAGGCGATGTTCTCCAAGATGTTCTTACGCGCGAACGCTCCAGCGCCGTCGATGTTCTGGAGGTTGAGACTCTCGATTTCCTCCTCAACGTCCACCGAGAGGACGTTATTGGTCTCCGCCTGCTTGAGAAGCTCGCGCTTCGCGGCGGCAACGCCCGCCATGATACGGTCGATGATCGAGCCTGCGCCCTTCATCTTGGCGATGATCAATCCCGCTTTCTTCGAGATCATATCATCGGTGACCATCGTCCCGATGAATGACTTCAGCGGGAAGAGAGCGCGCTGATAGACGGACCGACCAACGAAGCCAAACGCGGACTGCGTGTAGTCGAGATAGATCGGGTCCTCATTGAGGATCGTACACGAGCGCGAGCGATGGTATGGAACGCCGTTGACGACAATCGAACTCGTCTTGAGGAAGTCTATCGCATTCGGGTTTTGGTTCAGCACCAAAGACCCGGCCGTGTTGAGCGGATCGAAGACCGAGAAAGCGATGTTCTGCGAGTACAGGCCTTTGTAGTCGATTGGACGCGCCGGAGGGATACCCTCACCAACCAACGCTACCGACGCTAGGCCATAGACGCGCGCCAGCCGCATGACGTTGAAGATATGCTTGTCAGCGCCAATTGCCTCCCACTCGCGGTTAAACGCCTCGATGACGCGCTCCTCGGGAGCGTCTGGAACCGCGATCTCGCGCTTCTGCGACATCGCCATCGAGACGGGAGACTCAGCCATCTTCGCACCAAGTGGGTGGTACGAAAAGATCGTCTTACACATCTGGTAAGACGGAGACTCTCCCGGCCGTATCTCAGCGCATGTGAGAATGTCGAGCAGCGAATTGCCGACCGGCGCACCGAGGGTTACAGGGAAGGCCATTGGTTATCTGCGACCCATCAGTTGTTCGCGCGTCGGAGGTTTGATGAAGCCGCTCTCCTTAACGGGAAGCGGAAGAGGCTCTCCACGAACTTTCGGAGCCCAAGGCTCAACGAACTCGCTGCTGTTACCGTGAAACGCTCCGTGCCCTCGATTGAGATGGACGGCCGCTTTCTCGGTTTGTCTTTCGCGCCGGTGCGCGGACATCGACTGCTTTGGCTTCGCGTTGACGATGTACGAGATGGTCGCCTGCGATACGCGATACAGCTCTGCGACCTTCTTCTGGGCAACGCCGTCGAAACGAACCATGCGGCGGATAACGCTATGATCGAAGACCGTGAGCTTTGACATTCAGAATCCGTCCCTGTCCCCTAGC